AAACATGAGGTTGAATGAAGTGTACAGGGTCGCATCAGCAATGATGAACCTTTTACAAAATAATGATATTAACTCTTTGGTAGACCAGTTCTATCCTGACTTTTCCAATTGGATGTGGTCTGATTCTGATAGAGCAGTTGCTAAAGAACTATGGAGAATAAAATGAAATCAACAGATACATTGATAAATGCTTTGGTTAAGGCACAACAAGAAATTGACCATGTGGTGCAGGATGCTAATAATCCTTTTTTCAAAAGCGACTATGCAAGTTTGAAAGAGGTTATTGATTCTGTTAAGAAACCTTTAAACAGCAATGGCATATTGCTTCAGCAAGTAGCACATGATATTGATAATGGTGTCTGCATTGAGACAGTATTTCATGGGCATGGTGGCAGTCTTTCAACAGGCAAGGTCACAATACCTGCTTCTAAACAAGACCCACAAGCCTATGGTTCTGCCTTAAGCTATGCAAAAAGATACTCATTGCTAATGGCATGTGGCGTGGCAACAAGAAAAGAAGATGATGATGGAGAGGGTGCTATGCAAAGAAACAAACCTAAAGTTATTAAACAACAAGTTGAAGAAACAACTCAATCTTCAGAGCAAGGTAATTTCTAATGGAAGTTCCGCAAAGTATAGAAAAGAAGTCTAGGAATAAATACACAGTTGATGACTGTGTATTTATGACACTTAGGTCAGGTTACTTGAAAAACAATTGGCTTATGTTCCATGAGATACAACAAAAAATAGTCAACGCATATGCAGGTTGGTTTGGAGAGGAGTATGCTCGTAGAAAAAGATTCTATGGAGAGAACACTATATCTGCTTGTATAAGAAATATGCGTAAAGATAAGTGTAGAGAATTATATGACTTACCTAGATATGGTGAGATTGTAATAAAAAGAAGAAGACATAACTCTAAAGGTTATGAATATAAATTTAATTTAAAAGGAGAATAAAATGGCAGAATATATTAAGAAAGATAGAAAAGGTACTATGTGGAAAGAGAACAACTCTAAGGTTATTTATAAAGGTTCTATACATCACAAGAAAGACCCTTATGATGCGAATGACACTGGGTTTGATAAATACTACAGTATTATTAAAACTTCTATGAAAGATAAATATGGTAATGAAAACGCTAAATTTGAACTGGTGCAATCAGTCGGACTTTTGTATTTAAAAGATGGAAATGCAAGTGAGAACGCACCTGATATTGGTGGTCCTGTGACAGTAGATTTGGGAAATGGTCAAACTGTAAGTCAAAAGTTTGGTGGATGGATTAATGTGAATGAAGAAGCAGGAACTAAAACACTATCTTGTGGATTGGTTGATGCAGTAAAAAAAGATGAATCTGAGTCACCTTTTCCTACTGAAGAACTTGATGATGATATGCCATTTTAGTAAATGATTAAAATAATACAAGGCGATTGTTTACAAACAATTAAATCTTTAGAAGATAAAAGTGTCAACACCTGTGTCACGAGTCCACCTTATTGGGGTTTGCGTGATTATGATGAAGATGCACAACTTGGTTTAGAGGAAAGCCCTGAAGAATTTGTAAAAAACTTAGTTATATTATTTGGTGAGATTAAAAGAGTTCTTAGGGATGATGGTACAGCATGGTTAAATCTAGGAGATAGCTATGCAGGTAATAATTCAAGAGCATCTAATAATGGCAGAGCAGGTTTTGGCAGTGAAAGAGAAGGCATATTTAATAAGACTGGTCAGGGTCTTAAAAGTAAAGATTTGGTAGGAATACCTTGGAGAGTAGCATTTGCTTTACAAGAAGATGGTTGGTATTTAAGACAAGATATTATATGGCACAAACCCAATCCTATGCCTGAAAGTGTTACTGACAGATGCACAAAAGCACATGAATATATATTTTTATTAACAAAAAGTTCTAAGTATTATTATGATAATGAATCTGTAAAAGAAAAAGCTGTAGGAGAAAGATGGGGTGGTAATAATCCAATTGACACAGAAAAAAGTAAAGATGTAAACAATCAATTTTCAGGTCTCACAAGAGAGAGAAAAATGTTATATGAGAATAAGAATAAGCGTTCTGTTTGGACAGTAACAACAAAACCATTTAAAGGAGCTCATTTTGCAACATTTCCAATGGATTTAATTAAGCCATGTGTATTAGCTGGTTGTCCTGAGAAAGTATGTAAAGGGTGTGGAGAACCATATATAAACAAACCTATATATGAATACAATGACAATATATCAAAAACATCTGTCACACATGGTAAATATAATAACGAAGAAACAGAATCTGCAAATAGACAAGGCTTACATGCCAACAGAGGTAATAAGTTAATAGAAGTTAGAGAAAATTTACCAAAACAATCAATTTTAGTTGCTTTTTTAAAAGAAAGAACTACTGCTAAAAAATTAGCAGAATGCACTGATATATCTTTATCAAAAATAGAACACTGGTTTAGAAATGATAAAACAGGCTTTGCATACCCAACTGTTGATGATTGGAATAAAGTTAGAGATTATATTGATGATTACTCTGAAGAATTTTTTGTTATTGATAAATCTTTATTAGAAACAGAATTAAAAAATGATGCTATTAATTCAAAAAAAGTTATAGGTCACAATTTAGAAAAACAATGCGATTGTGAAACAAACGAAACTAGAAGTGGTGTTGTTTTAGACCCTTTTGGTGGCAGTGCAACAACTGGGATAGTAGCTGAAGGCAATAATCGTGATTCTATAATGTTAGAACTTAATTCTGATTATATTAACATTGCAAAACAAAGAATACAAAACGAGTTTGGTATGTTTACAGATGTTCAAAATGTCTAAAAGACTAACCAATCAGAAACATCTTATGTGGGTAAGAACCCTTCCTTGCTTTGTAAGTAGGTCAGGGTTTTTATCTTGCAATGGTTCTGTACAAGCACATCATTTGTTAAAGCCCAGTGATGGTAAGCGTGGGTGGTCTTTAAAAGCAGGTGATGACCAAGTAATACCTTTATGTCAATTTCATCATGCTCAACTACACACCAAGTTTGGCAATGAGTTCAAGTTCTTTGAATATTATGGCTTCAGAAAAACAGCAGGACAAGAATATGCAAAACAATTATATGAGGGCAATCAGAACTGGATAGATGATGACACAGAAGATGATTTGCCCTTTTAAAAGACTTGCACATATTCCAATTTGGGATTATACTGTGTATATAATAAATTGATACTCACAGAGTAAGGAAAAAATAAAATGATAAAGGAGAATAAAATGACAAAAATAAGAAAAGCATTAGACCAGTTCAAATCAAGCCACCACACATATAGAAAGTTTTTTACCAATGCGGTAGAAATTATGTATAACAAAAAACACGGAACTGAGGATTGGCATCAATATGTTTCTATTAATATTAATTTAATAATACAGGAACTAAGAGAAGTTAATAAAAGTGCAAATAGTAAATCTCTTAATTATAGCAACCAATATTCTTATGCAAAAAAATTTAGAGATGAAGGTGCTACAGATTTAACCAAAAGTCATATAAATAAATTTAGATTACAAAATCCAAATGCAAAAATATTAAAGGATGTATATAAATAATGAATAAGATAGTAGGAAACCAAAACTTAAAAACATTTCATCTATATGTTAAGAAACCAACTGACAAAGATTGGTTTCAAAGAATGAGGTCAAATGCATATGGTGAAATTGATGACCAGTCCATGAAATTCAAAAAACAAGGATTTCAAACTAAAATAATAAGTGCTGACTCACATAGAGTAGCTAAGAAACAATTACAGGGGTAAATTATGTTTTATTGTAAAGAACAAGTACAAGAACTTAATGATGAACTGGGTGAAATGGAAGTATGGGATTATATGCGTTCTAAGAACGATTTAATCAAGATAATACAAAAGCGTAGACTGTTTAATAAAACGCTTGGTGAGACACCTGAGAGTGTCCTACACGCATATATAAAGCTAAAAGAAGAAGAACAAGCTAACGACTACAGGAGTTTATAGTGGAAGAAATAAAACAGATTTTTACTCAATTATATGAATTTTTAGATAAATTAACTTGGAAATTTTTTTATAAATACATTGAACGATTAAAACATAGAATTACATGGATATATCGTCATGGTTTTATAAAGGAAGATGACATGAAATGGATAGAACCTGAAGAACTTACAAAAGAAGAAATAAAAAAAATAGAGAATGAGTTATGAAAAAATTTTTACAAAAAATAGATAAATTTCTTGACAGAAAGTGGAAAGAAACATGCTCTGTAATTTTTTGCTTAGCAGGTGTAAAAGTTGAAGAAGATATAGACTGGATAGACATGCACAACAACATGGTTGAGGATAAAAAAAAGAATGAGTAAAGTAGTAAATCTTGACGATTACAGAAAAAAACCAATAAATAATAAATTAATTATTCACGAAATGGCTATTGATGTTCATAGACAAATAGTTGAAATGCATGACAAAGCAGTGCTAAATTATGAACAGCACAAAATGTTATTACAAAGATTAAATGAAATTTTAAGTAAAGGGGGTAAAAAATGAATGAATTTTTATATGATGACCAAGCACCTTACAGTGTGAACTTTGACAGATGGTATGTAGCTAACTGCATTGAAAGAGAAATTTATAAAGAAAAAAAATTAGACTTAGATTCTGCTGAACTTACATTTAGAAAAATGTGGGGTTTTAAAAAATTAGAAGAAAAAGTTTTTGTGAATTAGATATGATTCACTTAAAAACATTTAGTAAAGCAGATATTGAATTTATTAAAAAGTCTTTGCGGTTTTTGCAAAAAAACAAAGAACTTAATCATAAAGATAATAATAGACTTGAATATATGCTTCAAAACTTAGATAAAGATGATAGTATGAAAATATTTGCAGAATTAATTGAACTTTATGAAAAGGTTAGTCTTGAAAAAGCTAGATATGAAAACTCTATTAACTAGATTTTTTTTCGCTTGAATACATAATATTAAGACCTGCTAAAGTACATAGACGATTTTTTTCATCAAGTCCTTTATCAGTAAGATTGTATTTTTGACCTTCTACTTTTATATAACCTTCTGTTATTAAATTGGTCAATAAATCACTTGGTATATCATCACCAAACATAACTGTTAATATTCCGCCTAATCTTTTGGTTTGTGTTTTACTAAGTGCCACTAAATATGTTCCCAGTCGTTGCCTTCAAATAACAATGATTCAGCTAATCTTCTTCTTGTTAATCCTTCAAGAACTTGTCCACCTGCTTTATTCCAACGTTTCATTTGAAATGGGACATCTTCATAAGCACCTTGATTTAAAACTTTAAGCATAGTTGAAGCGTTTAGATTTGCACCACCAAGATTGAATGTCCATGATACTAAAGCATCAAATTGATGTTGATGTAAAGGAACTGATACAGCTTTAGTCACTGCTTCTTCATATACAGCAATATCTTTTTCTAATAATTCGTCTGCTTCTCTTTGACAAACCAAATCACCTTCTTTAACACCTTCTGTATGTCCATAACCAATTGTCCATACACCTGCGGCACATTTATATGCATTGTATTCAACACCTTCAAACTTCTTTATAAGTGCTATACCTTCCTGCGATATTCTCATATTACTCTCCCCATGTTCCATCTTCTCGGACTTTGGCTTTCTTTGTGCCACCCCAGTATTCAACTGCGTGTCCTTCTTTAATAAGCATTTTGCAAATATCTTGATTATTTTCATCATAAGGTATTCCCAATATTCTTCCGTACTTGCCTTTTCCTAAAGATTGTATTTTAAAAGCACCAAAGCAAAGTTCCTTTAATCTATCTTTTGCTTTAAGTCCTAATGCTTTTTCTTCTAAATTTCTTGTGCGTGATTCAGGTGTATCTATTCCTGCTAATCGCACTCTTTGTTTGTGTAGTTTTACATCAAAGCCTAAATCAAGAGTCACATCTATGGTGTCTCCATCTATTACCCTTTCTAGTATAGCGTTGTATACGAATGGTGTGACTGATTCAGACATTGGTGTTTACTGTTTAGCTTTTCCAATATTCAATGCTAGTAATTCTAAGATTTTGTATAACTTAGCAATCATTGCATCATCTTTTGGTGTAGGCGTTAAAGCACAGATTATGGATGCACCGCAAACAACACCTGTAATTATTCCTAACCATTCTCCTATCATTCCTATCATATTAATCTCCTATATAATGAATGAACCTCAAGTCTATCAAATTATTTGTTCTCTGACACCTTTTCTTCTTCATTATCTTTTTTATCATAATCTCTATAATATTTAACTATTGATAGAGTATCTCTTAGATATCTTTTTATTTCTGCCATATTCATAGATAGATTTTCATATTCTTTACTGGTTAAAGAGTAATAAGCTATGGCAGGAGCAGAGCCATTCTCGTAATTTTCTAGGTACTCTTTCATTAAATCAGGAGTTAATATTTCCCAGTCAATATCTACCAACCCAACTTCTAGGGGTAAAGGTGGATGGTAAAGGGGGACTGGCTCTGCAATCGTTACGACCTCAACAGGTTTAGCAGTGGGCATCATAGAACAGTTTGCAATAACAAAAAGACATGATATTAATATTATGCTTTTAACTTTCATCATCAAACTGGTTTGGGTCTGTTAAGGCTATTATTTCTTCTTTGACTTTCTTAGTACCTTTGTTCACAATGTTTTCTATTAACTTAGGTTTGCTTAATGCTAAATTATCTAAATCATGTTTTGCAAAGGTTGTTCGTAGTTTGTTTACTTCTCTTACTGCTTCCTGT